AAAGAATTTGTGGATTGTGTACAATATGTATATAATAGAAAAATAAATTTAAAAAAATATGATTTTTATTGGACCCCAGAGGTAGAACACAAACTCAGTCACAGAGTTGTTATACCATTTCTTTATAAAGATGAAATTGTGGGCTACAGTGCAAGAGCACTTAATTCAGGAATTAAACCTAAATATCACAGTGATCAACCACCCAATTATGTATTCAACTTAGACAAGCAATTGGCTGCAAATAAGTTTGTAATTGTTTGTGAGGGACCTTTTGATGCAATGAGTATAGATGGGGTGGCAATATTGAGTAATGATATTAGCGAAACACAGGCTGAATTAATTGAATCATTGGATAAACCAGTGATTGTAGTACCCGATTTTGATCGTCATTTGAATAAATCCGGAAAAGAAGTTTGGCCAGGTGCGCAATTAATAAGACGAGCTATCGAGTTCGGATGGTCGGTGAGTTTTCCAGTTTGGCGCGAAACCTGTAAAGATGTAAATGAAGCCGTTATTAGATTTGGTAAATTATTTGTTGTAAAATCCATATTGGCGGCTAAAGAATCAAGCAGTCTAAAAATAAAACTACTAAGTAAAATACTATGACACAAAACTATTCTGTAGACCTTCAAAAATTATTTTTGGAAATGATTCTACAAAATACTGAAAGTTATATTCGTATACAGAATATTTTTAATCCAGAAAACTTTGATAGAAGTCTAAAGTCTACAGCCGAGTTTATTAAAACACACGTAGATCAGTATGCTGCTATGCCAAAAGCAGAACAAGTGGCTGCTATTACACAGGTTGAATTAAAAGCTATACCAGACCTTGGATCTAATCATTACGATTGGTTTATGACTGAATTCGAGTCGTTTACTAAAAGACAGGAACTGGAACGTGCCATTCTAAAAAGTGCAGACCTAATAGAAAAAGGCGATTATGATCCTGTGGAAAAACTAATTAAAGATGCGGTACAGATTAGTTTAACCAGAGATATGGGCACAGATTATTTTGCTGATCCTAGACAAAGACTAATGAAAATTAAGAGCAATAATGGTCAAGTCAGTACAGGTTGGCCCACTATGGATCGAAGATTATTCGGTGGTATGAATCGTGGAGAACTAAACATTTTTGCTGGCGGTTCGGGATCGGGCAAAAGTCTTTTTATGCAGAACATAAGTGTAAATTGGATCAGTCAAGGTCTTAATGGTGTATATATTAGTTTGGAACTTAGTGAAGAACTATGCGCTATGAGGATCGACAGTATGATTGCTAATGTAAGCACAAGAGAAATTTTTAGAGATTTAGATACAGTAGAAATGAAAGTTAAAATGGCAGGTAAAAAAGCTGGCAGTCTACGTATAAAATATATGCCTGCACAGAGTAATATTAATCAGATTCGTAGCTATATTAAAGAACTAGAAGTTCAAACTAATAGTAAAATAGATTTTATTATGGTAGATTATTTGGATCTACTCATGCCTGTTAGTGCAAAAGTGAGCCCCAATGACCTATTTGTAAAAGACAAATACGTGTCCGAAGAACTACGCAATCTTGCCAAAGAACTTAATGTATTACTAATTACTGCTAGTCAGTTGAATCGTAGTGCAGTGGAAGAAATTGAATTTGACCACAGTCATATTTCAGGAGGTATCAGTAAGATCAATACTGCTGACAATGTTTTTGGTATTTTTACTAGTAGAGCAATGCGTGAGCGGGGTCGTTATCAAATACAGTTAATGAAAACTCGAAGCAGTAGCGGTGTTGGACAAAAAGTAGATCTAGACTATGATTTAGATACTCTACGTATTACCGATCCTGGAGAGGATGCACAGGGTACCCCTGGACAATTAAGACCACAGACTACTAGTATTATGAATCAAATTAAAACAATCAGCAGAGTGGAAAGTGATAATCAATCTGATGTGCCAAAATCGTCTGCAGATGTTAACAGTACTAAACTTAAACAAATGCTAGCCGGGTTAAAAACCAGCACAAATAACTGACCAAAAGAGTATTCTTAGAATAAATATAATTATTCCGGAGCATATCTTGCAGCGTAAAACTCGCAGTATTTTAGAAGAATTGGAAACCCTTAGTCTTAACAAAGACAAGACTAATCTGGTAGAAAATAGAGCTGCACACGTAATACAAGGTGCTATAAATCTTTTGACCTTTATAAAAGAAAATTATAGTACAGATGTTTCAGAAGAGCTTAAAAAACGATTATTGTTAAGCATAAGAAATGAAAATCAAGAGAAGTTTCAGAAAGGTATTAAAAAATTAAAAAATGCGCCTAAATGAAATTACAGCAGCAACTAGTCCTAGAATAGGCACAGTTTTTAAAAGATTGGGGCAGGGTGCTCTTGCATTTTTAGGTAAAAAATACGATCCAAACGATCCCGGAGTACAGCAAAGTTTCGAAGAGGATTTTTTTAAAAATCTTGATAGAACCAGCTATCAAGAATTTATGAAACAAAAATATGAGGCTGGTTTACTTACAGGCCAATGGCCTTATAGATTAGTCCCCAATTCAGCACAAGGTCAAAATGAAGCTAGCGTTTCTTCCACTCTAGCAGAATTTGCTAGTGAGTTTTTCCTAGGAAGAACTTATGGTAGTTATTTACTGCCAAACGAACAACAGGAAATGATTGCGGCTATACAGAATTATAAAGAAGTTAATACATTCAGTCAGGTTAAAACTGCATTGGCTAAATTATCTGCCAAATATGAAGAACTATATGCAAAATCTAAAGCTACCCCCAAAGTTAATATTCAATTAGTGCAGCAACTTGCTAATTCAATTAATCAAATTGGTTCTGCTCATCCCCAATTTAAAGACCTTATTGTTAACGAATTACGAATGAGTATATCTAGATATATGCCATATAGAGGCGGTAGAGGTACTTTTAGATGAGAATAAATGATATTTTAACTGAAGCTCCCAATTTCGCTACACAACCTATCCCTGGTAGTAGTTCTGGACTAATTATGCCTGCAGGAGCAAGAACTGCAAATAAACCTTCATCCGCAGCAGGCGAAACAACACCACCTTCGGGCGAAACAGAAGGCAGTATTGATACAAAAAATTCAGAGCTTAGTAATCAATTCTATCAATTATTGAATCAAATACGTTATTTAGATTATGATAATTCCCTTGCCCTGTTAAACTTATTGACCAAATAATATGCGTATATTTGAACTAAATGAATCTACAGAATTAGGTAAAGCACATCTAACTCATTTTGAGGATGCTATTATTCTACAGGGATCACAAGGGGCCGAAAAAGCTTTACAAACTCTGGAATCTATTCTACAACATCCTAATACTGTAACAGAAAAGTTTGATGGTTATCCTGCACTAATATTTGGACATGATCTAAATGGTCAATTTAGTGTAGTGGATAAACATATGTTTGATCAGGGGGTGTTACCTGCCAGTCCACAAGACTTTATTCAACACGATATTAATAGAGGTGCGGATAGATCAAATTTACATTACATAATTAATAATATTTGGAATCCTCTACGTCAGGCTAGTGCCAATTCCAAAGGATTCTATTGGGGTGATTTATTATTAGGTTATACACCAAAACCAGAAAATGGAAAATATGTTTTTCAACCTAACCCCAATGGTATTAGATATGAAGTACAAGAAAATTCAGCCTTGGGTAACTACATAGGTAGTAAAGTGGCCACAATTGCAGTTCATCAATATATAGATCCGGGTACTTATTTTAATATACAACAGCAAAATCAATTAGCAAAAAGTTCGGGAAAAAGAATAAAAAAATTAAAAGCTACAGATTATGCAATTAGTCTTAATGGCGGGTTAGGGGAACTAAGAACTGATACTAAAATAGGTATATTGCCCAGTAGATTACCAGTTACTCCATCTTTACAATTGGATGCAAGATATCTCAATCAACTTAGATCCCAATTACAAAGATACGGTGACTATATTGATATATTGTTAACTGGTAGTCCTGTTAGCGATAATGTGTTTAAAGAAACATATCTAATGAAATATATTAATTTTAAAGTCAGACAACGTGACCTAAACGTATCCGCTGATGAGTTTATACAGTATGTTAATAATTTTATTCCAATGTCTGATATAGTTAGAGCTAAAATGTTAGACTTTTTATCTAGAAGTAGACCGCATTTAAACATTTTATTTGCAATGTGGCGTGCATTATATGCTGTTAAGTTGTCATTATATAGACAGATGAATCGTGCAGCTCAACAAAGTCCTCTTATTGGATATTTAAAATCGGGACAACGAAGTCAAGAAGGATTTGTGGCTCAGGGGTATAAATTTATTGATAGACCAAAATTTAGTGCTCAGAACCTCGAGGGCAGATAAATTTCATTTTGGTATAAATAAAGTTATGCGGAAACGCAAACTTTTAAGAGGAAAATAAAATGGCAGTTTTTACACGTACAAATGGTAATGCACAAAACGTAGTTAGCGTTGGCAATATCGCTCTTAGCACAGAAGCCAGTTCACTTGGTGTGCCTGTCAGCACTGGTATTGGTAAGCCAATCCAGGCTTTTTCGGTTAATGCTAATGTTGCTTTTACAACAGCATTAGGAACCGGTGAAGCAGTTGAAGCAATTCTTCGCACAATTGGTCTAAACAGTACACTACTTGCATATCAAGTAAGCAGTGCTGGAATTGGTGGCATCACTAACGGTCTTATCAGTGTTGTTATCGAGGATAGTAGCTGGAATGCAACAGATTTAGAAGCTAATATTGTTGCACTTGGAACAGTAAGCGGTGTTAACTTAACTGGTGTTAAAGTTGCACAGCCTGGTCTTAAGTTTGTAACTACAGCTGGTAACTAATAAGATATTATATATCTTATCCCAAAAGGCAGCATATGCTGCCTTTTCTTTTGACTAACATTTCTGTCACTTAATAAATAATACAAACAGGAATTTATTATGCCACAGGGTCCTAGCGAAATTGAAAAACATAATTTAGAGGCTCACGTAGAGTTATGTGCCGAAAGGTATAAAAGTTTAGAAGACAAATTAAATAGAGTTCACGCCAGATTAGAGGATCTAGAATCTCACGTTATTAGTATAAGAGATAGTTTATCTAATAAAACAGCTAATTTAAGTTCTGGAATTAACAAGCAAATAATTGCAATAGGAACTAGCATAATAGGAGTTTTATTAGCTGCTAATGTAACCTTGATAGTTAATCTTATTAACAAATGAAAATAGTAGAATTAACCAAAAAGAATCTGACTGTTTACATCAATAATGAAGAGTCGGAATTACTAAAAGAATTTAATGATGAAAATCCTATTTGGCTTAAACGTGAGCTTAATGATAGACAACAAATTATTGCTAATCAACTTGTACACAAAGATATTTTAAAAAGAATTAAACATGAAGGCAGAATCGCTTACAAAAAAACAATTAGGTGAATTGCTAGTAGGATTAGCAATCGATAAATTAGAATTTTGGGCCAAAAAAGAAATTGATTTTTTGACTTACAATTATAAAAAGGTAGTCTGCTTACCATTAACTAAAAATTCTTGGCTTGTTGGCAAGTATAAAGTTGTTAAAAAGGATCAGGAATATGTTATATATGACGACAATAAGCCTAAATACAAATTCCAAAACAACAGAGCAGTGTTTGTCTATTGCGTATTAGATAAGTTAAGGATACACGGTTTAAGTAATCAGATATTACTTAACGATCAACTAATAAACAGATTAGCAAACGAACTGAATACATTAGAATTTAAAAGAAAAATCTATAATAAAAGGAATAACGATAAGTTTTTCATAATTGATTCGAGATTAAGTGAGGTTAAATTAAAATTGGATCAGGCTAAAAAAGATTTGGAGAAAAACTTACTTTCGGCTAAATATTTAAAAGTTTGGGACTAACATATGATTCTTAATGAACTAAATTATAATAAACAACGTAAGTTGAATGCACTATTAGAAAGTCGTTTTGGTGCTAAAATTAATTTTTCTAAACTTAGTTTAGATAAAGCACAACGTCTTGAAGAAAATATTACTCGCCATCTTAAAGACTTAAGAATGTCACAGGGTACTGCTAACCTTCAAAAAAATCCAAAATACATGGAAATGTTAATGGTTAAAGAGGGACTTAATGAGTGGATTAAAAATCATCAAAAATTACTAGAAGGTAAATTAGAAGCAGCAGAGGTAGCATTAGCAGCCAAAGATATGGTAGATAGTTTACAGAACATGATCGAAGATGCTAGCAAAATGCTTAACGAACAACTGCCGCCTCTAGTAGATACTATACGTGATCAATTAGGACCCGAACAGGCAGATTCATATCAAGGTATGACATCTGGTTCATTACAGACTCTATTAGATAATTTAAAAAGTGCAAGAGAAAGTTTAGATCAAGGTGCTCGTTTACTAGCAGGAGATGAAACAGCGGCAATGGCAGGTGCTGAAGGAACATCACCACCAATGCCTGGTATGGATTTACCCCCTCCCGAACTAGGTGCTGATCAAGATCTAAATGCTGAACTTGCACAATCAGATGCCGCAGTGGGCGGAGCAAAAGTAGCAGGAAGAGCAAAAAGATAATGCGTTTTTATGAATTTGCGCATCAGCTTCGAGAAGAAGCTGATACTGCATCAGTAGACACTCTTATTTCAGTTCTAAATAATTTGCAATTTAGAATGAGTAAAGAGGGTGCAGATACTCCTGTTTCTAAAGACACAATTATTAACCTGGTCAGAAACAGCGGTGTGCCCAGTTTTGATGAAAGCGATCTTAGACAGGCTTGGGATAATAGTTTAGCTGTAAGAAATTTAATAAAAGAGCCTAATAAAGATGAAGAAAGTATTAGCTTCATGAAGGGCGAAGAATATCAACCACCAGATGAATTAGGTTTGGATCAACCCTTGGATATGCCTACACCTGAGATGCAAGGAACCTTACCTCCAGGAATGGAAATGCCTATAGACCAACCCGGTCTAGTAGGGCAAGATACTAGTGTGATGCCAACTACCAGTGGCGGTCCACCAGAAGGGCCCACTGGAGATAGACAAACAGTAAGTCAAATGGCCGATAGAGCTTTACGAAGAAGAAACAAATAACTTATATACTAAAACTAGATCCACAACCGCAAGTAGAAACAGCATTGGGGTTGCGAACAAAAAAACTACTTCCTGATATATCATCTTTATAATCGATTTCTGCACCCTCTAGATACTGCATACTAATAGCATCTACAAGTACTTTAAAAGGGCCAATTGCTATTTCAAAGTCGTCGTGATTTTGATCGTTATCGAAAGTAAAACCATATTGAAAACCACTGCAACCGCCGCCCTGAACAAAAGTTCGTAGATTAGTATTTGGATCGTTTTCTTCTAGTAAAAGTTCCACAATTCTCTGTTTGGCTTGTTCACTGATAGTAATCATGTTAATATTTACTATATAAATAATTTAGATAAAAAATAGATATAAAGGGTTAAACAATGGCATATAGTGAACGTGTTTTAGATCATTATGAAAATCCCCGTAATGTAGGATCATTTGCCAAAGACGATCCAAACGTAGGAACTGGTATGGTTGGTGCACCAGCCTGTGGTGATGTAATGAAACTTCAAATTAAGGTAGACGAAAATGGTATTATTCAAGATGCACGGTTTAAGACGTATGGCTGCGGCTCGGCGATCGCAAGTTCATCACTCGTTACGGAGTGGATCAAAGGTAAGACGTTGGACCAGGCGGGATCTATTAAGAATACTGAAATCGCCGAACATCTTGCACTCCCCCCAGTTAAAATACATTGCTCGATTCTTGCTGAAGACGCGATCAAAGCGGCTGTAAATGACTATCGAAGTAAACATTTATAATGATTAAATCAGTGGTTAAATGGCCAGATCCTGTTTTGTTAACCCCAACAAAACCCTGGAATTTTTACAATCCCCCATTCGATTATTTAGAATTAGAACAAGATCTTAAAGATACTTTACTAGAACAAAACGGTTTAGGATTAGCAGCTAATCAAATTGGTATACCATATCGAGTGTTGGCTATTAATGTACAAAAGGACAACAATCTAAGGATTATGTATAATCCTGAAATACTATATATTGGGTCAGAATTAGCCACTGAGTGGGAGGGCTGTCTTAGCTTCCCTAAATTAAGATTAGAAATATCTAGACCAAAATCTGTAACTTTGCGATGGTTGGACCATTATCAATTTATTCATAGTATGGACCTTGAAAATATAGATGCAAGGTGTATATTGCATGAAATAGATCATTTAAATGGTAAAGTATTTAAAGAGTATGTAAGTGATTTACGGTTTCGCAAAGCGTGGGACAAATTATGATTAATTTAACAGATAGTGCCAAAAATCAAATTCAAAGTAATTTATTACGTAGACAAAAAGGTAAAGGAATTCGCATTGGAGTTAAAACTACAGGTTGCTCTGGACTTGCCTATGTGTTAGAATATGTAGATGAAACTACGCCAGATTTTGAAAGTTTTCTTTTTGACAGTGTCACTGTATACATTAATAAACGTGATTTGGTTTATCTCCAAGGGTTAACTATGGACTACGTAAGACAAGGTCTTAACGAAGGATTTGAATTTATTAATCCCAACGAACGAGCAAGATGCGGATGCGGTAGCAGTTTTACTGTATAATCTAAATTCTATGTTAATTACAAAATTTAACTATAATTCTCTACGTAGAGAAACTGTAGAGGGTAAAAGGCATTATTGTCTCCCCGACGGCTCTAAAGTAGCCAGCGTTACCACAATTCTTGATGCAACTAAAACAGAGGAAAAGAAACAAATTTTAGCCAATTGGCGTGCCAGTGTAGGCGAGGCTAGAGCAAGGGAGATTGTAACCGAGGCCAGTAGTCGCGGCACAAGAATGCACAAATGGCTAGAAAATTTTATTAACAGTGATGATTTAGGAGAACCTGGTACTAATCCCTACAGCAAACAAAGTCATAATATGGCCCAGGTGGTAGTTAATCAAGGTCTAAAGTATAATGTCAAGGAATTTTATGGTACAGAGGTAAATTTGTATTATAGTGGTCTCTATGCAGGCACAACTGATTGTGTGGCCAATTGGCGTGGAAACCTAGCGATTTTAGACTTTAAACAAACAAATAAACCCAAAAAACGTGAATGGATTGACGATTATTTTCTGCAGCTAGCTGCATATAGTCTTGCACATAATAAACTATATAATACAGATATAAAACAAGGTATAATCCTAATGTGCAGCCCTGATATGAAATATCAAGAATTCACTTTATCTGGTGAAGAATTCCAACATTACTGTAATCTTTGGTTCGATAGATTAGAACAATATTATTCTCGATAAATAATAACAAAAGGATCGGCTGTGGCTATAGTACAAATTTCACAAATTAAACATAGAAGAGGGTATGCTAATGCTTTACCTCAATTGGGATCAGCTGAGTTGGGATGGAGTGTAGATACTCAACAACTTTACATAGGCAACGGCACATTAGAAGAAGGTGCACCCGAAGTTGGTAATACTGAAATTTTAACAGAGCATAGTAATATACCTGGTATTACCACTTATACACAAACCATCACAAATAATACTACAGCAAATATTGCCAATTTAGTATTTGATGATACCGATCCTAGTGTAATTATTAACTATAGAGCATTTAGACTTCATACCGATGGGGTTAATGCTAATATCAAAACAGGCACATTGACCATTAGCCAATATTTAAGTCGCAATTCTTATACTGATTCAAATGTTGAGTTGGGCAATACTGCCTTACAATTTTCGGTGACCCAATATTCGAATCTTTGTTTTGTTTCGGGAAATGTTAAGAGTCAATCGGGCGATCCTGACTGTGTGCTAACTTATACAATTAATACAATTTAACATCTATGTGGAATTTGTTTCCTTCAGAGCGTTTGCGCTCTTGGCAAGCGTTTCGCCTTTATCTCAACGGTTTGACCTTAGAAGAAGCAATAAAAGAATGTAATCATTTATGGGCCTATTGTCCCTATCAAAAGTATTATTTAAGTGTAGATAATATCAGAGATTGGCCTAATCCCTGGGAATTATTACACGAAAATGTCTATTGTGATCTTGCAAGAGCCTTGGGTATAGTGTATACTCTATATCTCACTAATCACAGTCCTCCTGTAGAGCTAAGAATATATTTAGATAAAAACACAAATCAGGAGTATAATTTAGTCTATCTTTGTAATGGAAAATATGTTCTTAATTACGAGCATGATACAATTGTAAATAAACGACAAATTACAAAATATTTTCGATTAAAAAAACAAATATCCATAGAAGAATTACAATTAGACAAAATAAAATAGGAAAATCAATGAATAAGATATTAGTAGTAAAAAGAGATGGTCGTAAAGAAGAACTAGATTTAGAAAAATGGCAAAATCAAATTAAGAAAATCTGTACAGGCATTTCAGATGTAAGTCAAAGTATGATCGAAATTAAAGCACAACCACATTTTTATGATGGTATTACTACTCGACAAATTGACGAAATTACCCTAAGAGCAACTGTAGATCTAATTGATGTAGATGCAAATCCCGAAATTGGACATACTAACTATCAATATGTGGCTGGTAAACAACGGCTTAGTATGTTAAGAAAAGATGTTTATGGTGATTATACTCCGCATCACCTGTTTGAAATTGTAAAAAGAAACATTGCAGTTGGTCTATATACAAAAGAATTATTGGAGTGGTATAACGAAGAAGACTGGAATCGTATGAACGATATGATCGATCATAGCAAAGACGAACAATATAGCTATGCTGCAATCGAACAACTTATTGAAAAATATTTGGTGAAAAATCGTAGCACCAAAGAAATTTATGAAACACCACAGGTTCGTTATATGATTGCAGCCGCCACTGTATTTCATCGAGAAGAACCCAATTCAGCCCGTATGAAATATATTAGGGAATATTATAATGCTGCTTCTGATGGTCTATTTACTCTTGCTACTCCTGTTCTTGCTGGCCTTGGAACGCCTACAAAACAGTTCAGTAGTTGTGTTCTTATACGTAGCGATGATGATCTTGACAGTATCTTTGCTAGCGGTGAAATGATGGCTAAATATGCTAGCAAACGAGCTGGTATTGGATTAGAAATTGGTCGTCTAAGACCATTAGGTAGTCCAATTAGAGGTGGGGAAATTATGCATACAGGTATGATTCCCTTTCTTAAAAAATGGTTCGGCGATTTAAGGAGCTGCAGTCAAGGTGGAATTCGCAACGCTAGTGCTACTGTATTTTATCCCATTTGGCATCATCAGTTTGATGACCTTATTGTTCTTAAAAACAATCAGGGAACCGAAGAAACCCGAGTACGGCATATGGATTATGGGGTTGTACTTAACCGTTTCTTCTGGAAAAGATTTAGAAACAGACAAAACATAACTTTTTTTGATCCCAATCAGGTTCCTGATCTTTACGAAGCATTTTATCGTAACACACAAGAATTTGAAAAACTATATTGTGAATACGAAAAACGTACTGATCTAAGAACCAAAACAATCAGTGCAGAAGAAGTATTCAAAAGCGGGATTCTTAAAGAACGCACAGACACAGGACGTATCTATCTTGTGTTCATTGATAATGTAATGAATCAAGGTCCATTTGATCCCGAATATCATACAATATATCAATCCAATCTTTGCGTAGAAATATTGTTACCAACTCGACCATTTAAACGTCTCGACGACGAATCTGGCAGGATCGCATTATGTACACTGGGATCAATCAATTGGGGAAGTTTTCGTAATCCAGAAGATATGCGCAGAGCCTGCAGAATTCTTCATAGAAGTCTCTGTAATATTCTTGACTATCAGGACTTTTTGTCAATACAGAGTAAAAAAAGTAACGATGAAATACAACCATTGGGTATTGGGGTGACAAATTTAGCCTATTGGCACGCTAAAAGAAATCTTAGATATGGCGACAAAGATGCACTACAGGAAGTGAAAACTTGGATCGAACACCAAGCATATTATCTGACAGAAGCTACTGTAGAATTAGCTAAAGAACGCGGTAAATGTCTTGACAGCAATCGAACACGCTACGGTCATGGTATCTTTCCTTGGGAACTGCGTGCCAGTGCAGCCAATGAACTAGCAGATTTCACTCCTACATTGGACTGGGAAACATTGCGTACCAGTATGAAAGAACATGGTGTGCGCAATGCAACACTTATGGCAATCGCACCTGTAGAAAGTAGCAGTGTAGTAATTAACAGCACTAATGGCATCGAAATGCCTATGAGTTTGATTAGCACCAAGGAAAGCAAAGCTGGAAGTTTTGTACAGGTAGTTCCAGAATATCAAAAACTAAAACACAAATATCAACTAATGTGGGATCAAAAAGATTGTATCGGCTACATTAAAACGGCTGCAGTTCTGGCTGCTTACGTTGATCAAAGTATCAGTACAAATACTTTCTATAATCCAAAACATTTCCCAGATCGAAAAGTGCCCACAACACTAATCGCAAACAATTTAATGCAGGCACATATTTGGGGATTGAAAACATTCTATTATAGTCTAATAGATAAACAGGGCAGTAAGAGTCAAGAAGAAGAAACATTATTAGAACCTATAGAAATAGAAAATGAAGAAGAATTTTGTGAGGCCTGTACCCTATGAGTCAAAATCAGTATGATTTAAAAACAAGAACAGATTACTTGTCTAGAAAAATGTTTCTAGACCCTGCGGGACCTGTGACAATTCAAAGATTTGAAGAAGTAAAATATAATAAACTACAAAAAATTGAACAAACTGCAAGGGGTTTCTTTTGGGTGCCAGAAGAAATCAGTCTGACTAAAGATGCTAACGACTTTAAAGAATCAAGCGAAGCAGTAAAACATATTTTTACCAGTAACCTATTACGACAAACTGCTTTGGATAGTTTACAAGGTCGTGGACCTAGTCAAATTTTTACACCTGTAATAAGTTTACCCGAACTAGAAGCATTGGTCTATAACTGGACCTTTTTTGAAACCAATATTCATAGTCGTAGCTACAGTCATATTATTCGCAACATCTATAATGTTCCTAAAGATGTATTCAATACTATTCACGATACAAAGGAAATTGTAGATATGGCCAGTAGTGTGGGTGACTACTACGACCAATTACATCGTATCAACTGTCATAAAGAACTAGGCAGCCCTTACTCAGAAGAAGCACATATTCGATCAATTTGGTTAGCACTACACGCCAGTTATGCCCTAGAGGCATTTAGATTTATGGTATCATTTGCCACTAGTTTGGCAATGGTAGAAAACAAGATCTTTATTGGCAATGGTAATATTATTAGTTTAATTCTACAGGATGAATTGTTACATAAGGAATGGACTGCCTGGATTATTAATCAAGTAGTCAAAGAGGATTCGAGATTCGCTAAAGTAAAACAGGAATGTGAAGCAGAAGTGTATAATATCTATATGGATGTTATAAGGGAAGAAAAAGCTTGGGCAGATTATTTGTTTCGTAAAGGCCCGGTTATCGGTTTAAATGCTAACATTCTTAAAGAATTTGTTGATTATATTGCTGTAAATAGTCTTAAAGATATTGGAATTAAATATACTGCACCTGCACCCAAAACTACACCTATTCCTTGGTTTAACAAACATACTGATACTAGTAAAAAACAAACTGCATTGCAGGAAAATGAAAGTACTAGCTATGTAATTGGACTAATGTCCGATACATTAGAGTATGATTCTTTACCGCAAATTTAATGCAGCATAACTATAAAAAAGGAGAATTCAATGTTAACTGTTTATTCTAAAGAAAATTGTAGCTTCTGTGTACAGGCAAAAAAATTACTAGACAAATATGCAATAGAATATCAAGAAGTCAGGATTGATCAAAATGAGGATGCTAAGAATTTTATTTTAGCCGAGGGTCACAGAACTGTTCCTCAAATCTATAAAAACAACCAACTGTTTGTTGAAGGGGGCTATCAAGGGCTCAGTCGATTAACGGAATCACAAATCAAGGAGAAATTGAATGTTGGTTAAAAAAGGTTATAATGAAGGTACTATCGTAAGTTTTAAATTAGTAAATGGAGATGAAGTACTAGCTAAATTAGTTAGCACAGAGGCGGATAGATTTATAGTTACTAAACCCTGTACAGTAATGCCTAGTCCTCAAGGAATTGGACTGATGCAAAGCCTATTTTGCGGGGATATAAATAATAATATCGATCTAAGATTCGATCATGTTTTAATGCATGCACCTGTTGTCAAGGAAATACAGGATCATTATTTGACAACAACTACAGGCATTCAAACAGTAAGCAAAGGATCTATCGTAGTATAAGGAAAAAATATGCCGGGTGGGGTGGTTAGACTAGCAGATATATTAGGACCAGGGGGATTAGTGGGGGGACCTGCTAGCCCAGATGTATACGTTAATGGACGGCCTGCTGCCTTAATTGGTGCTGTCTATACACCCCATCCCTGTTGTGGTGTGAAAAAATGTCCTCCTTTACATTGTTTTGGTACTATTTTAGATGCACCTTCTGGTGTATTAGTAAATGGTGTGCCTGTATTGACAAAAACAGGTGTAGGTTTATGTGGTCATAAAGTAACTACAGCCAGCGATGACGTTATTGTTGTTGGCAATCAATTGTTTGGCATTGCAAGTTTACTAATAAGTAGGGCATTATTATAAGTTATGGCTATTCCACAAATTTATACTGATTTAATTCCCACTGTTCCTACAAGTACGCTTACTCCATTACAAATAGCGTTAACTGCGAGCATGTCTAATGCACAGGAATTGGCTTTTGATGTCAATGTAGATTTCGCGAGAGAGATGACCAGATTTGCTTCATCTGAAAAATGGGTACCAGCTGAAAAGGATCCCTTTACAGGATTACCTATTAGAATAAACGCTATACCTGGATTAACAGGTCAGGCAATAGTAATTATTGGTGAGGATGTTTATTTAAAAAGAATAGCACAAAATTGCGGTCCTAACGAAACTGTAAGGTATGAAAACGAATATATTGGCAAACGTGTTAACATAGCGGAAGGAACCTATGCACTTTACGGTAAAATTGTTTATGATGGTAGAATGGCCACAAGCATGGATGCAGGATATACGGATGGACCTTTAGGTTAAAGGATAATAGTTTGTTACAAAAGGTCGAAATGAAAAGACAAGTAGATAATATGAAATTCAAAAAAATGAAATTTCATATAACAAACTATCCTACAATCTTAGGTCATTGGAAAAACTTCAGTTACGTTAGTCACAAACAAGTTAATCCAGTAAGATCCTGGAGATCATTTAATCCAGGACCTACATACTATATTTCATATATTACGGAAGAAGAATACGAAAAATTAAAGGAACATTATACTGACTGCTATGAATTTACTGGGCCATTTGATGTACCTTATTTAGGACAACAGATTAAAAATTTTGTATTTGATTATGCCAATGTAGCATCTAGTACACCTTTATTTTGGAAGTTAAAGGAAAACGAACCACTGCATTTTTTATATTATTTAACAGAGGATCAAGCAAATTATCTTAAAGCTTTAGATATCTATAAAGCAGATCTTAAAAATCAACCTCAATTCGGTCCAAATAATATACAAGTTTATGCTAGTGGTTATATACCACTTGGTCCAATTTTTCCAACTAGAAATAATTATTCCAGTAATGCTTATCAAATATCAGCTACTAGTGGACCCGGCCCTCAATACACAACTAGCTATATGGGACTGGTGCCCTACGCAGGTTTGCAATATAGAAATGCATTTAGTTTGGATTCGGCTATAAGTTTACCACCCACTGGAGTACAAACAAGTACCACAGAATATACCACAGTAGAAAGCGGAGTATATTTCGGATCTTTAAGTAGTCAGGGTAATTTAGTAGCTATGCAACTAACCCCTAACTTGCCGTTAGAAGCCGAGGGTAGTACCGAGGCAGAACCTAAATATAATCCATGGCTTTGGGGATATTTTAGACTTTACTGGGACGATCCAAGAGCAACTATTTTTGGTGCTAACAGTGCTATACCTGCTCTTACTGGTGTAGTTCCTGAAAAATATAATGATCAAATTCCAGGTAATTTTGTTTATTGGGTAGATCTTGCTTTATCGAGGCTAACCGGAATAAATCAAAACGCAGCTTCTAGTTTTAACACTAATTATTTTATTAATATATTCAATCAAGCACTAGGTTATGCGTTTACTAGTAACGAATACATTAATAGTACCAATCAAGCTGAAAATACTAATTTGCCCTACTACGGATCTACAAACTATGCAGATTATGTTACTAATGGGTTCGATGTATTCAATCAAGGAAAAGCATTAAAAAAATCATTCAGGAATTTGGGCCAAATTATTCAGACTGCCAATAGTGGAAGTTTTGGAACGAGTAATGCAATTGCTGCTATTATGATAAACAAGGGTCTTGGTTTTATCAATGATCTGTCAGACAAACTAATTGCTGCAGGTATTAGTTTGGACGATTTATATAATACAAATTATACAAGTCAAATCAGTGCAATATTGTCCACTATTACCAAGCCAAGCGATCTCATTATAATTCAAGGAGTTCTAGATACCAATGTATCTAACATTACTAACCCTTTGGATTATATCAGTATAGAAAAAACAAGCGGACAGGCTAATGATAGTGCCTTTGCTACAATGGCAGATGTGGGCCGCAAACTGTATAGTCTGGCGCCTAATTTAGATTTTCCCAATGGTGCTGCACTAGTCACTTTATTAGATAGTCTAGTAACAGAAGACAGTAAGAATTTAAATATATCTACACAGAATAGTACTCTTAAGCCTGAAATAATCGATTGTATGAGGTATTTCTTACCGCAAACAGCAGACAATCAAACCATTTCAATATTGAATATTATAGGTACTGCATCTGGATACTATACTGCGGAACTAAAAAAGGTTAATGATGCTATAGCTGCATTGTATGCTACAAATTATGGTCCTCAGATAAGATCTGCATTAGAAAACATCAGTAGGATTGCCAGTAGATCCGTACTGCCATCTGATCTCAATATTCAACCAATTTGGGACTATCTAGGCACTGGTGAATATGGCTATCCTCAAGTATTGGAAGAGCAATGGGTCTCACTCGAAAACCAATATAAAAAACAGTACTTAGATCTACTGAACACCATTAAGGTAGATCCTGCTAAAGATATACAATTTTTAGTTGAAACTATTAACTCAAATTATGATTATATCTGTCAACAATTATATTTTGAAATAGCTAATTACAATAAGGCTAACTTTACTACTAGTGATTTTGGAGATACAAACACCTTATGGAGTTTTATTTCTTCTTTACCTTTTTATGGAGCAGACAGCAATAACTTAGGCACTGATGCTTTATTATATGGTTGTGCTGCACCTAATTCTACAGGAGAATTAGTGAAATCGATTTTAGCTCAAGCTAAAAATAATCAACTTATAGGTCAATCCGGCGTCGGCGTTAAAAGTCCGTTTTAATGTTGACTTTAGATTAAGATCTGCTACAATAGCAAGATAGGAATTTAAAATGAAAGAATATTTATGTAAAATTGCTATTGCCTTAATATTGAAAGTTTTGTTCATTTTTGCAGTTGTATTATTGTGTTTTACTGCGGGTAAAACTTATATGAATTATAAAGTATCAAATCTGCAAAAAGAAATGCATAGTCAAAAAGATTTTTCACCTACAATGCATCAAAAACTCAAAGATTTAGAATGTCTAAGCACCAATATATATTGGGAAGCTGGAAATCAAAGTTTCGAAGGTAAAGTTGCAGTGGCACAAACAACTCTTAATAGAGTAAAAGATGGTAGATTTGGAAAATCAGTCTGTGATGTTGTATATTCAAGAACTATGATACATGGCAAAGTATTATGTCAATTTAGTTGGGTATGCGAGAATAAAAGAAAGGTTATTCCTATTCATGATAAACAATGGATAGAAAGCCAAGAGGTGGCAAAAAAGGTTTTATTTGAAAATTTTAAATTATCTGGATTAACTGATAGTCTTTATTTTCACGCAGATTATGTTAATCCAAAATGGGGCAAGGAAAGAATTGCAAAAATCGATAGGCATATATTTTACAAGGAAAAAAAATGAAAGTATCTCTACAAGAATTATTTAATAATTTGAAAAACTTTTTTGTAGATAGAATCAAGCATCTTACAGCAGATACACTTGGTTGGTTAGCAGCTATAATTTTACATTTAGCTACTATCCCACAATTGTTGGCCTTGATTTCTGGATTTACAGATAAAACACCCGACCTAGAAATTGTTTTATTTGTTTGGGCAGGGCTAGCCTTACTTTGGGCACGAGCAATTTTATTGCAAAATAGGTTAAATATTATTACGATTGGTACAGGTTTTATTGTACAAGCTGTATTAATGGCAATAATTATGTTCAGATAATATGAATTATTTCGAATTGAAGTTAGAACTGAAAAGTCTATATGACAGATTTGAATATAATTCACTTACACCTCGACAACTGATCAATAAAATTAACAATGCAATACCCTATAATGAATGTAAATTCACTATAGTACCAACCCTTAGTCTAACTAATTTAAACTTTGATGTAACTGGATGCTATTACCCAGAATTAGACACCAGTGGCCAAACACCTATCGAAATTGAAATTCTTTGTAGTAAAGAAAGAATCTTTTATACTTTATGTGATGAAGATTTAGATAGAGAAATTTGGTATGGATTAGTTTTTGATATTTTAACTGTTTTAGGACACGAATTTGTACATATGCATCAATTTAGACGTAGACATTTTAAACCCGGTAAAGAATATCTCAGCCAAGAAAAAAGTCTACAGAAAAAATCACAACAAGAATATTTGGGTATTCCCGATGAGATAGATGCTTATGCATATTCTGCAGCAGCACAGATGGCATATGTTTTACCTAATTACATAGAATTCTGTCGTACTCCTGTTTATGAATGGTACAAAACTGCTTTTAATAAAAATCATAACATTGTGAAGTTGTTGGAAAGAAAAACAAACAAATATTACAAATTATTGAAAAGACAATATAATGAAACATACAGACAACGATAGCTGCGAATTCAGTGCCTTGGGTGATGGAGATTTTGTATTTGTAGTGGACGAAACTGGAAATTTAAAATCAGTATTGGTCCCGGAGGATTTTGATGGTTTTACAAATGAAACACCACCAAACGTACAAAAAATCTTTAAGATATTTGGTATTAAACAAATTAATCAAAACACATTACATTAAAATTTATTATGAACTTTAAACACAATAACTTTGGTTATAAATCTATAACCTATCGAATTAATTTTGCCACTGACTTTTATGCCAAATCATATACGGTTAAAGAAAATTTCAACGATTTTAAAGAGGCTAGAGCAGTGATTAAAGATATTAAAAATAAACTTACAAAAAAAAGTTAGACATTATATAAATAACTTACTATGATTTTTGCCTCCTTTACTTTGGCTGTAGCATTATTAATAAGTGCTATTGCGGCCTATTATAGTATAGTTGGTCTAGCCACTATATTCGCCGCTGCAACTGTTCCAGTTATCATAATGGGAACTGCATTAGAAATCGGCAAAATTATGGCTGCAGTTTGGTTAAAATTAAACTGGCACAGGGCTCAATTAACCTATAAGGTCTATTTAGTGCCTGCAGTGGCAATCTTGATGCTGCTTACTAGTATGGGAATTTTTGGTTTTCTAAGTAAAGCGCATTTAGATCAAACTGCTGCCACAGGTGAAAGTAGTGCTCAAATACAAAGATTAACTACAGAAATCGAACGAAGGCAAACGCAGGTTGCCAGAGCTGAAGAAAGAATTAAACAATTAGAAAGCACAGGGTCTGGACAGGATGCCCAAACTCAAAATCAGATAGATAGAGAACAGGCACGTATAGATGCTGCCCTGAAAAGAATCGAACCTGCTATACAAGAACAAAATGCAATTATAGATAGTCAATTAAAGATATACAACGATCAAATTAAAAAAATTGATCTGGATTTAGAAAATTTACAAAATCATCTTAATAAAAATGAAATAGCGAGAGCACAATCTTTAATAGGTGTACAGGCTGATGGTAGACTTGGACCTGCTACTACTAATGCAATTAGACAATACAGAGAAAAGCTTAGTCAGGAAAAACAACAGATTAATAGTCAAATTGAGCAAAGTAACAGAAACCCTGTAATTCAAGCGGCTAGAGTAGAAATCACTAGAATACGCAGACAGGTTGAAACACAGATACAAGAAAGTAATAATTTAATTAATAGATTAAGAAATCAGGTTGGTAAAACTAATACACAGAATTTAGATGCACTAATAGATGAGCAACAGCAGAGAATTAAATCGGCCAATACAGAATTAGAACAATTAATCGAACAACGTTATCAACTCCAATCACAATTTCGTAAACTCGAAGCTGAAGTTGGTCCAGTAAAATATATTGCCGAATTAATTTATGGTGATGATACAAATAAAGACTTATTGGAAAAAGCAGTAAGACTAGTTATTATTATCATAGTAACAGTTTTCGATCCTTTGGCATTAGTGCTTATTCTTGCTGCACAACAAAGTTTTAGATGGCATAAAGATAATAAGTTAGTTTCAATATCAGATGCAGTACCAGAATCTAAGATTGAGACTGTGAAAGAAGAGGAACCGATAGTAAAGTTTTTTGATATTAATGACCATCCATATCTAAATAAAAAATGGGTATTTTCACCGTCCGGTGATCCTGTAGTTGTACAAACTGACCTAGATCAAATTAACTATTGTCTAGTATGTAATAGTGCCACTATAAATGCAGGTGAATTGGGTACTATTTGTTCTAATTCAAGCTGTTCAAGTTATACTCAAACTCCTAGTGACGAGTTTGAATTAAGAGCTAACAGTAATTTGTCTATCGCAGAGTCTAATAGCATTTTAGTAAAAGAAAATTCTGTTGTAGAAGCCAAACGATCAAAAAAAACTCCGATGATAACCCCGCCTGAAACTCTTAATATAAGGAAAAAAATATTAGCAGTAGAGGATAGTAATGTAAATACAAATACAAGTGGATTTGGTTTAACTTTTCCT